GCTTTTTTGGAAAGAAATGGCATTTTGTAGATGCTGAGGGCTGATTGCCCGGTGCTCTAAAAAGGTAGCACACTGACAGCGGGTGTCAACTGTTGTAGAATGAAAAAACCTCCAGGGCCGGAGAAGCCTCTGGAGGTCACTGTTGAACTACTAACCACGTCACTGTAGCAAATGGATCTCGTCAAATTTGTCCGCTCTTTGCCTGAAAATTGGGCTACTGGGCCTATCTACGCAAAGGGCGTTCCACTGCCGAAAACAGGCCACCCAGCTTGCGGCAAATCTCCACTTAACAAGGCTGGTACCGAACCACACAGGATTGTCCGGCCATATGCGGCTGCTCGGTATATCGAACAGCAGCCTGATGTCTTCAAAGCAATCGGTGTTTACACCGGGCCATGCAGTGATGGGCTCGTAATTCTTGATGTTGACGCCAACCTCTCAATACTGAAAAAGAAGTGGGGCACGACTTTTAAGGACGTTCCAGTTGTTATTTCACCTAAGAAAAATGCTGCCAAATATCTATTTCGTATCCCAGAAAAGAATTGGCATGAAGTTAGGGGTTTAGTGCTTTCTCAAACCAATGCTGGTTGGGAAGTTTTATGGGGCAAGCAGGGAGTAATTAGTGGTGCATATTCTAAAGGTGGGGAATATGTTTTTAAAGGTGACGTTAATGTTATTCCAGAGATTCCTGGATGGCTTTTAGCAGAAATGCAGGAGTCTTTTAGAGAACATAACGAAAAAATTGAAGGTAGAACTTTAAAAGATTTTAGGTATGCGTCACGTTCCAGGGAGGAACTTATTGCTATTGCAAAGTCTTGTTTATCTGTGATTCAGCCCGAGGGAAGGGGATCTGAAGATACTTGGTGGCGTATTGGAGCCATGCTTCACTCAGAGTTACCTAATGAGGATGGTTTAAATATTTGGCGGGAATGGTCTTTACAGGATGAAGAATATAGAGAAGACTGGGAGAACGACGACCCATGCCTTAAGCGTTGGGAAGCTGGGTTCAAATCAAATGGTGGGCTGAGTTTTGGCAGCCTTATAAGTTACGCAGACCACTACGACCCAAAGCGTGCCCGATTTCAAAGGGACAATCTTGCATCGGTGGTGGCTGAAATCGATCAGACGCCAATAAGTTTCAGAGATGCAACGCTTTCATTTGAAGAAGCGATGAAGCAGATGGGCGAAGCTATGAAAATATCGAACCCTGGTAAACGTAACTTTGAAGCTAATAGAATTGCTCAAGAATGTAAGTACAGAGATCAGGCAAAACTTGAGCAGGTTTATGCTGACCATATAGGATTTGAACAAGACGAAGGATCTTTTACATTGGATAAATTAAAAGGAAAGATAACTGGACGTGAATTTTTAATCCCTGATGTTCTTGCTAAGCCTGCTGTAGTTCTTATATATGCCGAAGGCGGTAAAGGAAAATCAACTGCTGCTTGGACGTTGGCTAAGCACGTTGTAAACGGAACACCTTTTGTCGTTCGGGGTAAGCACGTTCCAGTGCAAAAAGGTGGTTGTTTGATCCTGAATGGTGATCAGCCTTTGGATGATTTGGACAGCCAGCTTGATGAGGTTGAGTTTCCTCGCACGTCTGACGTGATGATTCATAACAACTGGAACTTGCAGTATTACGCCCAGTTCCAGGCTCTGATGAAAGAGCGCAAGCCGAAGATGGTCATTGTTGACTCCTTGATTGGCTGTTCTGGCGGACGTGCTTTTGATGAAAACAAGTCGGATTTTGCTACGCCGCTCTATTGGCTGACGCGGAACAACGGGGTTTTATTTCCAGCGACCACGATCCTGATCATTCACCACGCAAACAAGCAGGGCGGTTTTAGAGGTACTACCGCCATCAGAGACGCCGTTACAGAGACTTGGAGGCTGTCTGAACCGACTGACAAGCAGTTAGAGAGCAACGACGCCACGACGCCCCATAGCCGGATCATCAGCGTTGAGAAGAGCCGCAGCGGGCGTAGCGGAACAGCTCTGATCATGAAGCAGGAATCTGACCTGACTTTCTCCATCTCAGACTTCACCGCTGAAATCGACAGCACCAACACCTCACCCAGTGGGATCAGTGATCGGGTCTTGGCTCGGGTGCGCTCTATCTATCCACGCTCCATCAGCAGGACAGAGCTGGACTCGGATCCGATTGTTGGTGGCAATGTTGCGGCTATACGGAAGTCGCTCCAGCGTTGGGTTAAGCGTGGGCTGATCGAAACTTCAGAAGGAGTGTTGATTAAGGGCAAAGGTGGGGACGTTCCACTGCTTTACACGGCAGTTATTGAACAACCCCCACACACGCGCGTGCGCGGAGAGGGTAAGAAAAGTGTCCCACTTACACCTAAACCCAATACTGGAGCGGATTCTGCAGTGGGACAAGCAGTGGGACAACCGCAAAAAATGGACAAGGTGTCCCACTCATCAGCGACCAGTGGGACAGCCCCCACGAAAACAGCAAAGTGTCCCACTGCTAAACCCAGTGATACAAACGAATCTGCCCCAGTGGGACACTCAGATCAATATCCCCCCGCGAGGCGATCCCGAGAAGATCTTCACCAACTCATGCTTAACGCCAACAAAATATGGGGCAGATAAAACAAAAAGCTGAACGCCCGAAGGATTACTACCTTCAGGGGGAACAGATGAACTGGGATGCGTTTCCGGGCAAGCCGAACAGCCTTGCTCGGAGAACATCCATCAAAGAATGGTGGAGTCTTTTAAACGAGTCTTTAGGGGTTCCACCACTCGCTTGTCGGCTTACCGAAAATCCCAAAGTCGAATACGAAATTTTTGTAAGTCACCCAGAATTAGCCTGGGACGTTTTTTGGGAGAGCCTGAGGTTGCGCGGAAAACTATAATGTGCTACGGTACCACTGTTATTTATCGAGCTGTGACAGAAAAACAAACCAACGCCAGCGTCAAGACCGCACACCATTATGGTGGTGCATTCATCAGTAAGCTGTCTGAAGCGGCGCTGCTAGCTGATCCCCGTAATCGCTCCAGGATTTTGGATGCGTTTCCAGAGATTGTGTCTAAGTATGGCCCCGGCAGTGCCTTCTACAACGAGTACCTTTAATGAAAGAAATTACAGTCCGCCTCCCCGAAGAAGTTCTAGCCCAAGTAGACAAAGAAGCTGGGTCTAAACATATATCAAGAGCCCAGTTTATACGAGATAAACTTGTTCCAAGAGAAACAAAAGATGTCGGAGACTATGGCCCCAGCGACTTCCACACCTTAGTTAGCCTGGTTAGACGTAGAACGGGTAATGGCATGGACAAAAGACAACTAGAAAACGTTGTTGCCATTGTTTTTAATGAATTGGCTTCTTAACTGTGTTGCACGCTGGTGTTTTAAGCAACGTCATGGTTCTATCAGGCGGTACCCCAGCGTGAGAGACGACGTTCAGTTCGTTTACTGCAAAATGGAGTCTACGCAAGATGGCGAAATAAACGCTCTAGCCCTGGCACGCTTTACAAGTTACGACCCAGATAACAGGGCCTTAGCTGTAGAACAAGTGACGTACCAAGATGATGAAGATGGGCATACACAATTTCAAAGTCAGGTTACGTCTGCCTTGCATTTCGGTATTGATGTCGCTGTGATAAGCCCATACGATTTAGATTACTTTCCGTTGGTAGAGCGCATTACCTGTAAGTAGTGTGCTACACTGCCAGAGTTGCTTGACACCACACATGTCTGACTCAGCAGCCCTTTATAGGGCACAAGAAAATCTCCGTATGCTGGAAACCTGTCCTACTTGGTACGACCATTTGGGCCAGGTTGAGGCTGCTATGGCGGAAGAAGACCGTATCTATGACATCCGTGTTGCTGCCGGGTGGGAACTAGATGAGGGTGGCTGGTGCGCTCCATGCCCTGAAACGGGTGAAATGATTCTCGAATGGGACTGGATTAGTTTCGGCTTGGCTTACCCAGAGGATGCCAAATGAGCTACGACGTTCTCAGAGGGATAGAGCACCTGAAAGAAATTGACACGGCTGTGTCCATTTGCTTTGACGTGGAAACGCTCCAGCTTCAACCTGAACAAGGCAAGCTCCGCTTAATACAGCTGGGTTGTCAGGTCAGAAAGATTATTGTTGTCATCGATTGTTTTGAGTTAAATGAAAGCGACTGGGATGTGTTGGGCCGCTTCTTCAGCAACGGAGACCGTTTCTGGCTTGCCCATAACGCTGTGTTTGATATTGGGTGGCTTCAGCAGTACGACATCCACCCAAATCCGGCAAACCTCGGTTGCTCCATGCTGGCCAGCCGTCTTCTCTCCAACGGACTCCCCAACAGAAAACACAGCCTCAAAAATGTTGTTAAAAAATACCTGAGCATTGACCTAGATAAGGAGCAGCAAAGATCAGATTGGTCTGGCGATTTAACCGATGAACAAATTAATTATGCAGCTAAAGATGTAGAAGTTTTGTGCGAACTAGATAGTATATTAAAACAAGAATTAGCCGAATTTAGTCTTGCCGGTGCTTACAGACTAGAGTCTTTTGCTTTACCTGCCATGGCACAGATGCAAAGAACAGGGTTGCCTTGGAATGGGGAAAGACTCAATGATAAGAAAATTGATTATGAGCACGACATACAAGAGTATGCAAAAGATTTTGTTCGGATGCTGGATGCAGCTCTTCCAGAATCAGATAAGTTACCCAGGAATGAGGACGACACATTTAATTTACGTCCCAAGGACGAAGGCAGTGTGCGGGCCGGGACTAAAAAATACAAAGGGTTTAACCTAAATAGTCCAAAGCAGTTAAAAGACAAGCTATCTGCTGTGCTCAAGTGCAAACTTGATAGTGTTTCAAGGCAGTCTTTGCGTGAATTTGCTGGGCATCACCCTGTAATTCAAACTTATCTGGATTGGAAAAAATCTGAAAAAAGGCGTCAAATGATTACTTCAATACAGGAAAAAATGCAGTCTGACGGTTTTGTTAGGGCTAGTTACATGCAGTTAGGTGCAGAAACGGGAAGGATGACATGTTTCAATCCCAACAACCAACAGATACCTAAAGATCCACAATTTCGAGGTTGCGTTGAAGCCCCTGAAGGTTGGCTCTTAGTAGATGCTGACTTCAGTCAAATGGAGTTAAAGCTGGCTGCTGCTATCGCTAAAGATGAAAAGATGAGTCAGGCATTCAAAGATGGTCAAGATTTGCACAGTGTTACAGCTGAATCTATTGGGTGTACGCGCCAAATAGCAAAGTCAGCAAACTTTGGTCTTTTATATGGTTCCGGGCCAAACGGTCTTAGAAATTACGCTGCAGGTATGGGGGTGAGCATGACTTTAGAGGAGGCTACAAAAATTAGATCTGATTGGTTTAAAGCTTTTGATGGTATTGCTTCTTGGCATAAAGATATGTCTAAAGAAGCTGAACAGTCTAATTGCATAAGTCAAATACGTGTACCTGTATCTGGTATGAAACGAGAGTTATTAACAGACATGAATAGGTTGACTATTAGGTGTAATACACCGGTTCAAGGTGCTGGTGCCGCCATCCTTAAACTTGCTCTCGGCAACCTCTGGCCCCTGGTTAAAGAAGCTGGGGAGGACACAGTAAAGATTGCTGCTGCCGTGCATGATGAAATTTTGCTTCTAGTTCGGGAGGAGGCAGCCGAAAAGTGGGCAAAAACCCTAAAACAAGTAATGGAGGAGGCCGAAGCTCACTGGCTTGGTGACATACCAGCGTTAGCAGAGGTTTCTACTGGTAAAACTTGGGAGGAAACCCATTGATGATTAGCGTTTACTGCACAGACAGAGGGTGGTTCTCTTCTTGTAATGGCACGGTAATGTATCACAAGAATTTGCAGGAGGCTATGGATGCCGCTTACAGGAAGGCAAATAGTAATGGAACGCTTAAACAAAGCAATCCGTACCGCTACTGCAGGTGATCTTCAGCGAGCTGCAATGTTTTTAGAAGAGGCAAAAAAAGTACGGGCGGGCTGTACGAACCAGCGTGCTCAAGCCCGCCGTGCTCAATCAACTGCCTGGAAAAAGAAAACCGATTCTTCTATTACATGGTAATATAGTTGTAGCACTCTGAACAACATGGCCCTTCGGCACGGCAATAAAACTTACTTTCAAATACTGCTAGATCCCCACCGAGCAGAGATGATTCAAGAAGCTGCAGCAAAAGAGGACAAGAGAGCTACAGCCTGGATAAGAGAAGCCATTTACTCCGAACTAAAAAGGTCTAGCCCTACTTCTTTGTATAACGAAGCAATGGCAAAGGATCAAGCAGAGTGGCGACAATCTATTCGTAAACGCGTTGAAGGACGCGCTAAACAAAAGGATTGACATGAGATACATCCTAAGAACGCACCAGGATGAAGCTCTGTACTTGGCAGCCTTCTACAGAAACCCTAGGCAAGTTTGTTTGTTTACCCCTTTCCTAGAGGATGCCTGTAGCTATAAAGATGAAAGTATGGCTTTGGACTCTGCACGACACCTCAAAGATCTATTTGACATTGACGCAGAACTACTGAACTCGCCTGAAAATGACTAATCCGAACTGGACTACAAGACCTCAGGACAATATCGAAGCAGCAAAAGCAAGGGTAGAGGCCACGTTGCATGAGCCTGCTCCAAAACTAACGACGCTTGAAAAATCTTTTAGGCAGGCTGCTCTACGCCAGAAAGCACGGCATCCATCAGGGCAATACGGCCAACGGCCTGCTTAAGTAACTTGCCTTGGTGCCACTGCTGACGTGCCATGGCAACACATAGTTGAGATAGGACATCGATGTTGTCGCAGTCTTCTATAGACCTAATGCTGCGCTCTAGTGTCAATTCTTCTTCAAGGCTTTGCTCCACCACCATCCAATCCATCGTTTCGTTGAAGGAGTCGTAAGGCTCGTTTTTCGGAGGCATAAGGTTCCTCTGTCCTAAACCGAATGTAATCATGCACGGCAGGAAATAACCAGTCCTGCACTGGTAAACATGCTTCCCAGTTCAACGGATGTAGACAGTTCATCACGACTGTCGTCCAAAACGCCGTGATATATCCCCAGTTCATCGATCCACAAATATGGCCCAGCCGCTTGCTTCTCCTTCTATAGACCAACGCTGATAGAACGCAGGACGCGACATCTTGACTAGTTCCCCTGATTTCTTGGGGTTATGGCCGCCAGTGTCCATATATGGCATGCCCATCGGATCCATGGCAATGAAATTATCTTTGTCATAACCAACAATTACGCTCCAATGGCCACAACCTTCGCTGTCGCACACTGCTGGTTGGCCTTTGGTTAAATCGCCTCTATGCAGCCAACCAACCAAGATCGGTCTGCCAGCATCAATTTCAATCTCAATGTCCTCAACCCTGGCATCCCTGCGGAAATCAGCCTCTAGGCCAAGTGATCTCAACGCAGAAACCTGAGCGTGGACTGCTGTTGTATCACCAAACTTTCGGCGTACATGCCGATAAGCGTCTTGGCTTTTCACACGATGGTGAAATCCAACGACCATTGCAGCCGCTGCATCAAAGCATTCCCGGTAGCCATAGCCGGTAAGGCTATCTAGTTGGCTGTAATACGGGACGCCATAAACCTCTTGGTGAATGCCACTGGTCTTCCAGGTCTGGAACCATTCCGCTTCTTCATCAAGCAATGCTGGATCGGTAATCGAATCCTCTAACTGCTTGATCGCTGCCATTTGGTGCGGTGTTTCGCGAAACCACTTGAAGAAGGGCAGCAGACTCAACGACACAGCAACGCTCGACAGCAAAACTACTTGGATAATGCCGGAGAACATGGCGTGTGCCTAGCTGCAAAACCGCTCATAAACATTGCGCCGCTACCAAACACGACGATCAAGACGCTGATAACGACAGCTAACACGGATGGCATAGATCTACTTCTCTACTCTTTCGGCTGGGAAAAGCAGGTTCTTTAAATACGTGCAGGCCACATCGTCAAGCTCGTTATCAGTCTGCTCGCTGATCTTGACCAAACAGTCAAGTAGCAGCTGTTTTACGGCCTTTGATTTGATAAACCCGAACAGAATTGGCTTTAGTAGTAAAACCATGGGATCACTGTGTGTGCAAAAAGTCTAATTCCTGTTGGCGTGTCCTTCCAGCCGTGCAACATTTTGCTCTAGATCTGAGATTCGAGAAAACAACTCCTGATCCCTAACCCTCAGATCGGCGTGGAGCACATCCATCCGTGACGCTAAATTATCGACAGCCGAGGTCAAACGCACCAGAGAATCCCTACCATGCTGGCTTTCGCGGCTGGCTCCTTTGATGCCAGAAGCCGCTACGCCTATTGACGCTCCAGCAACAGCAGCCCAGATTTCAACCACCATTCGACCTCTAGCGTGACTTCATCATGGCAGATTCAGTCAACGAAGAAAACGAAAAGGAAAAAGTCTCCATTGCTGACCTTGTTAAGTGCATGGTGTTGCTGTGGAGCGCCACACTACTGACCGTTTCCTATCTGGGGATTTTCCCTCAAATGAAAATGGACAACACTTTCGTCGCTTCACTACTGACAGGATCAATGGCGTCGTTCGGTATTGAGCGAAAAGCTAATGGCAATAACAAGAAGAAAGAAGACCCTACAATCAAGCCAGAAACCACTACGTCCAAGCCAAAATGAGGCGTTTTCTCTTTGTATCCTGCCTAACGTTTTTTGCGGTAAGTCCTGCTTTGGCTGACATTACCGTTCAGCATCAATCATCAATTCAGCTATCTGTTGATGGAGCAGCATCCCAAGCGACCCGAATTGGTTCCAGCTATAGCGTTTCTGGTTCTGGCATCACTTTGGACACTGTTGGTGGTCTTGGCAGCCTCACTCCCGGTGCAGCTGTTGGTTACACTCCTGCCGATTACAGCCTTACTAATGATGGGGCTAGCTTTAATTATTCAGAAGCATATACAGAAGGAGATGCCACCCAAGCAGCCACCACAGTGACAGCAGGTGTTGTGCCTAGTTTGCCATCTCTTGGCAGCACATTGACTCAAACAGGCGGTGTTGCTGGCGATTTAGGTGGAACGATTTCTGGGGGTGGAGTTATGGCAATCGAAGCTGGTGGTGCTGGCACCAGTGCAACAGGTCAAGTGATCCTCAGTATTACTGCAAACTAATGCGTTGGTTCTTACTGTTGATGCTTTGCGCTCCAGCGGCGCACGCAGTTCCGGTAATCCCAAACTTTAAACAAGGCACCCTTACGTCCCACACAGAAACCACGAGTAAGGTCACTGAAACAATCGTCAGCGAGGACTTTGCTACTGGTTATGAATACAGTACAAGTGGCAATAACATCCAACCTGATGGTCCTATCAACCCTATTGCTAACACCACGATTAACGGATGGACTTCTTTAGGACAAGGGCCAAACTGGTCAATCGTCAATCAAGGAGAGCCGTTTCAGTTCGTTCAGACTCTGCACGGGCCAGGGCTAGCAAACAGAACGACTGTGCAACGCCTAACAGAAATCACAAGCATTACGGATACAGTCTCTACCTTCTCGGAATAATCCTTTGCGCTCCTGTTAACGCAAACGACATTGGCGGCATATCTGCAACCGCATCTCCAACTGCCACATCATCTGGATCGGTAAGTAACCAGGCTGTGCAGATCTTGCAAGGTTCTGCCATCACTAACAGTTACGGCGGACAGATTCAATGTCAGGGTCCAACTTTGACCGTTACGCCATACCTAAACCGCACAAGTTCATGGAATTTGCCATACGAATATTCGTACCAAGATCCTGTGTACGACCTCAGTGACTTAGACGAAGACGGCAGATTAGATAACCCAGGAGATGTTTTATTTTTTAAAGACACAAGAACAGGGCAAAAAGATAACAACAACTGGAACGTTGGGCTGTCAGTGCAAGCCACAATCCCGCTTGATGGTGGATTACAAGAACGTTGCAAAGCCGCAGTCGATACTCAGCTTCAATTACAACAACAAGTCTTAGCCAATCGCAGATTAGATTTTGAGGTCTCGCGGCTAAAGCATTGCGGCGAGCTAATGCTTAAAGGGATCCGCTTTGCACCTAGATCGCCTTACGCAAAAGTCTGTGCTGACGTAAGAATTAACCACCCAACGCCCCACACTCATCCTATTTCCGTAGTGCCCGCTGCAGCCTCCTCCGCTGCCAAGAAGACTCAACCTTGACTTGACGGCCCAAGGCTTTTTGGATCTTGACCATTACCTTTTTGACGACTGGTTTGATCAACTTCAGTAGGAATGGTGTTGCCAAAGCAGCTGACACACCAATCACAGATGACGCCGCAACTGTTGTCGCCTGCGGAATTGTCGGAATAGCTTCTACGACCTGTTGGATCAAAGGCTTTGCTTCCTCTACTTCAACCGGTTGAGGCTTTTCAGGTTGCGTTTTTGGGAGCTTTACTTCTGGCGTTGATGGTGGCTTTGGTGGCTTGGGCTTGCTTGGTGTAACTTTTGGCGGCTGAACCTCTGGATCAAAATCCAAAGGGTCAAAAGCAGGCAAATCAATAACCGGCACACCAATCTCAAGTGTTACCGGTGGGACATCAGGAATTGATGGTGGAGCGGTTAGCCAAGTGCGAACTTCTGGAACGCTTATGTCATTGATGCCAATGTCGTTTATTTCAGGCATGAAGACAAAGCGGTTGTTTAATCTTCTCTGAAAAGAACAGTCAAAGAGATGCGGTACTTCGGACCATTTACTGACTGTGGTCTGATCGCATGGGGAATGTTGCCGTCAAACAAGATAATCCTGCCTGGTGTGTAAGACGACGTAAAGCTCACCTTGCTTGGATCTTTTGCGTCGTAAAACAACGTTTCTCCATACCAGCCATCCTCCCAGTCAAGGTTGCAGTAGTACAACGCAACTTGCCTGCCAGGGTGTGAGTGGATGTAATGCACGTCAGTGGGCCGCACCAAATTTACGACTGCACGCTCAATGCGTCTAGACGTGAAAAATGCTGTTTCCTCAATGCAAGGCGCTATGTAAGTGAAAATGCCGCTGGCATCTAGCTGCTCTTGGGTCCAAGACGCATGTACGTTTGGCACGGCCTTCTCATGATCAACCCCAGGTCGATCAGTCCATCCAAGAGTAAAACTAGTTCTAGAACAGCTTTCTAAAGCCTTTTCGCGAGCAGCAAAAGGT